CTCCCACACCCCGTCATCCCGCTTCCTATAAACCTCCCAAACAATCACGCCATCCGTGTTCGTGGTGTAAGTAATACCCTCGCGCAACTGCTTCGCATCATCCTCGGTCGCCGCCCCCGGAATGTTGTCATCCTGCTGCGGGTTCCCACGAATCTTCTCAATCGTCTTCGCATCACTCTTCCATCCAAGCTGAGCCGCCACCCGCTTGTAAGCCGGAACACTCATCGGCATCACATGCACCGCCCAGTCCGCATCCTGCAAATCCACCGTGTACGCCGGGACCACGAAATACATCGGATCAATCGCCTCGAATCCCACCCGCTTATCACCCGGATTCCAGAAGCACTTCATCACCCCACGCCCGCTCATCAGCGTGTAATCCACCCAGCTCAATACCTCATCAATGAAGTTGGTCTTCTCCCGGATCTTATAATTGAACCAATCCTCGGCCACCTTCGTATACGCATTCAACTGCTGGCGCATCGGCACAAAGCTGGCCACAACATCCATACCCAGAGCTTGCTGGAGGAACAATGGTTTGAGCTTCTCAATCGCCGTATCAATGAGCGGCCAATGCAGATCCGCCGCCTTCGGCCAGGGCTTATTCACACGGCGCAACCCATTGTGGCGTAACTCATACCACCTCGTCTGCCTCAGCTCCCACGGACTGCGTTGGCTCACAGCCTCGACAATCTGGCCCTGCAACGCGTTCCGCTGTTTGTCGTTCATCATAAAATGCTTCCCCTTTGTTATCCCCCAACATCACATCCAGCAAGCGCAACCCCTTTTTCGCTATGCTCTAGTGGGCCAATCTCATCCTCCAACCTCTCCATCAAACTCCGCCCATCCTCGTTCACCGCCCTCAAATACTCATCCATCCGCTTCCCACCACCACCACAGAAAGCCAGCACCACCGCATCCGCCCGATCAGGACTATTCACCCCACGCGCCCGCAGCTCATCCTTCCCCTCCAGCGTCAGCTTCCCCTTCCCGTTCGTCCGCACCTTCCGGCTCACGAACTGCTGCAACAGCACCTCATCCGTCCCCACCGGTCCCAGATTCACCTTACCCTCCTCCACCATCCGCCCGAACTCAATCCACATCTCCGCCGCCCGATTCACGAACTGATCATCCCGGATGGCCCGCTCACCAAAGTTCACCCGCCGCACATCCCAACCCTCCGCCCTCAGCGCATCACACATCACCACACCCATTCCACCCACATCCGCATAAATATCCTCAGCCTTCAGCTTCCACTTCCTGAACTCCGATATGAACCTACCCACGCTGGCCATCGTGTCCTTATCCCTCCAGCGGACCAGACCCTTCACCGTGTTACCCTGACGCACCACCATCACGCTCTCATCCCCGCCCGCGCTGAAATCACAACCCGCCGTCAACCTGTGCCCGTCCAGTTCCTCCTTGGGTGGGCCAGAAACAACCTTCTGCCAGTCAGAGGTTTTGACCGCCGTGAGGCTCCCGTCATCCTCCATGAACTCCGCATAAATCATCGACCGAACCAGCGGATGGCCCTCGCCCCACCTCGCGAACTGATCATCGATCCACTCCTTCCGAATATGCGGGCAATCAAACGCGGTAACGGTAAAGGTCTGCCACTTACCATCATTCCGCCTGAATACATCGTAGAAATACCCGGAGCTACCACCAGGACTGCTCATTAGCAACGTCCGCGTAGGCTGGCACCGCTCCATCGACTGGAAGATCCCGTCCGGCACCGCCTTCGCCTCGTCCACAATATACATCAAATCCCCACTCGGACCCTGTACATGCCAGCCCTCCGCCTTCTCAGGATTGCTCGCCGAGAACCCGATACACCGGCTCACCAACTCCTGACCATCCACTTTCTTCGGATATACATAGCGGATCTCGCCATCCTTGATCGAGAAACCATTCTCCTCTCCCCCCAACCCATTGATCATCTTTCGCAGATGGGGCCACAGAGCGTCGGCCACCTGTCGATACACACCAGCGGTGCATACCACCAAACTCCCCGGCCAGCGGAGCATGTGCCATATCACCGCACTCGCGGCCACCATACTCGTCTTGCCAGAACCATTCGCCGCTTTCAAAGCTACCTTCGAGTGCTTCTCATTCAAAGCTCCCAACACCTTCTCCTGCCACGCATAGGTATCACGCAGGCCAAGCATCATCTTAGGGAAGTTCTGCAACTGCTGAGCCTCCTCCAATAGCTTACGCTGCTTCCAAGCAGGGATATGCGAACCCATGCCGAGTGAAGAGGATTTCTTTTTCTTAATTTGCTTGACTGCCATAAAATTGGTTGTGGGAGGGAGAGGGGGTATAAGGTAACACCCACCCCCCACCTGGGTGGTCCCCCTCCCCCGTGGTCCTATTACTATAGCCCGCTTATTCGTATACGCTATCCTATTTAGACTGTCCACCGAATGCTCCGAGCAGATTACCGCTAATTGATAATTCTTTACCACCTTTACCAGTATGCTCTAGTGAAGCACGGGCGACGTAGCCACGAGTTCTTTCTAGTAACCAAGCGGAGCCTTGCCATCCGTTGCCGCATTGGCGCACTACGCTAGTGAGTTCAAGTTCTCCTTCTAATCTTGCTTTTTCTAATAAATCGGCAAAGTCAGGATTGCGCTTTAGGAAGTCATGCCAGCGTCCAGCATTACCAGAAGGGAAACCGCATAGTATAGCTACACGCTCTAATGGGATACCAAGGCGAGCTGCTTCAATAGCTTTTTTTTGATCGGCCTCTGAAACGGGAATTCTGGGCCTTCCAACCTTCCCTTTTTGCCTTGTCTCAATCACTTCCCCGCCCCCTTGGACTTCCTTTGTCTTATCCCTAGCCATGACCGGCAGCTTGCCCCTGAAAAAGGCCACTTCGCCACTTTTTTCCGTTTTCTGTTGTCTACCGTAGAAAACCATTGTAAACCGTCGAAACCCTGAGAAAACCTCAGGAAAACGACAGAACAACATGAAACAACAACGAACACTCAGTCAGACCCAAGCTGGCCTTTTGGCAGTCTTGGCCCTTGCAACCATTATGGCCTTGGTGGGCCTTCTCGAATCGATGGGAGGTGCAATGTGAAAGAGTCCATTACACTCCTGTCTGTTTTCTGTTCTAGTGGCTATTCCAAGGGAACGGGACGATACATTTACTCCAATTATCATACCCCCAGAACTGCCAATGGACAGAGTCTTACTAATCCCCTGTTCATTGATAACTCAACCATTGCCCCTGTTCGGGGCTTTCCTATTCCTGCCAAACACACATTGTTAGCTCAGTTGTTGAAATCAAACACTCCTATTCCTTCCCGTAACACTTATTCCTTCAATGTCCCAGAGTATGTACAAGGATTGAGAGCTGGTAAACATGTTAGACCTAAACCTGCCAGTGCTATTGAGAAGGCCAAAAAAACGATGCCGCTTGGCAGTCTGCTAGGTGTTGAAATAGAACACTATCCCACACGCTGGTCCGATTTACCTTCTGGCAGTCTTGGTAATTATACTCACGACGGTAGTTTAGGGACAGGCGGGATTGAGCTTAGGCGTTTGACTTGGGTAGGGCAGAATGGGCGCATTAATGGTATTCTGTCATTGAAGCCACTGTTGGAAGGTGCCCACATTACCCAGAAGTGTGGTTTACATGTACATGTAGACATTAGACATTTACCCACTATCGAAAACCAGAGTTCAACGCAACACACTGTTGGTGAAACATACGACAGGCTTTGCTCGCTTTATCCCATTATCAAAAAGCTTGTCCCTAAATCCCGCCTTACTTCCACATACTGCCGCTGGGCAAACAATAGGAGCGGCTCTGACTCATTCCGATACAATAGCCAAGGCAACAGGTACTCGGCTTTGAATTATGACAGCGTAAGTGAACACGGGACGATTGAATGGCGTATGCAGGGAGGCTCCACTAATGTGGTTAAAATTGAGTCATGGGCCTTACTCTGTCAGTTCCTGACTCGGTGGGCCAGCATCAGGGGAAACAGCATGCCCCGCAACTGGGATCAGTTCCTAGCCATTCTGCCCCAATGGTTGGCCTCTTGGTGCGTGTTGCGGCGGGAGCGACTGTACGGGGATCTTGGACCAGTGGACGAACGTGTATCGTCCGCAGTTAGTCAGACCGAATAACCAGCAACCAACAACAACAACAGAACAACGAAACATTATGTGTAAACTCTTCATTGCCACTGGCAGTCTTACAAGGCAACAGACTCTTAAGCTAATTGAAAAGGCAGCTTCGATATTTAGTAGAACACAAAAGGACGGTTTCGGATTTATTGCCTATGGCAACGGGGCCATTGCAACAGGCCATTATTTAGAGCCTTCTAATTATCCCGGATTCAATGTCTCACTTCCCGAGTGGGTAGAGTCCAACAGGATTGAGACAGGGGCCATTCCTAGCAATGTGACAGCTCTTGTATGTCATGGCAGAACAGCAACGTCCCGCGTGATGCTGGCCAATGTACATCCGTTTATTAGCAAGGACATTGCCTTGTGTCATAATGGCGTGTTGTCATGGATTGGCAGTGGACCAGAACCTAAGGCCCAGAACCATTGCGATAGTGAACAGTTCCTAAATTGGTTCAATAGCATGAAAGCCCCGTTCAACAATACCAAGACAAGCTGGAGTGGGTACGGCGTGTTTGGCATTATCAACAAAAGGAAGAAAACCCTGACAGTGGCTAAGTGTGGTTCCGGTAAGCTGTCCTATTGTTCAAACGACAATGGGACACACTTGTGGTCTACTGAGAACCATGACTTGGAAGTGTTATCCAAGGTATTGTCAGACAATGCAACCAAGCCCCTTGTGATGCGTTCAAACACTGTTTGCCAATTCAGCATTGGTGGCAAGGCCCCCCGCCTGTTGTCTGTTGATAATTGGGAGGGTTTTGGTTCTGTTGCTACCAAGTCAGCGGACTGGTTCCGTTCCATGGGAACAACGCCAACAACGCCAACAGGCGCAAGGCCACTGACATACAAGCGCGACTCTTGGCCAATGGCTAATGACTCTTTCCCAGACTGGGAACCAACAGCCTCAGAGACTCTGGGGGCCACTAAGTGAAGCCCCTGTTGCGTGTTCTGGGATACCTTGTTTTGTGTCTGTTGTTCACTCTGTTGCTAATCCTATCAGCACTGGCTGGAAACGGTAAACCATAGCAAGCCCCAACAAGCCCCGTTCCCAACAAGCCCCTAGGAATCCCCTAGGGGCCTTTTGTTTGCCCCGTCTGCTGTCCCCACCCCACCGTCAATTCAAATCCCGTCCTTGCCCCCTTTCCGGTTGACTGCGGGGCCTTCCATTCCTGCCACCTCCCCTTCCCAGAGTCCCCGCTTCCCAGAGTCCCAGACCCCCCCCTTTGTTCCCAGAGTGTCCTTTCACTGTTCTGCCATTAGTGGGCCACTTGCCCCCTCTTCCCCGTTTAACACTTTGCCCCTTCCCGTCCCTTACCGGATTTATCACAAGGCCCCCCAGGTATCGATAGGACACTCAATGTCCTACCCCCCGCTATTCACATAGCACTCCAAGGTAAGACATCCCATGTCCCACCCCGTTACATTTCCTGCGACCTCTCCGGTATCATCCCGAAATCTGTTTCGGGATCATGCGGTACATGGTGCGGTATTCCAGATCTTGCATATGCCATACGGAATTCGGAATTCGGAAATCCAGAATCGGAAATCGGGAAATCCGGAATCATGGTGCGGTCGAGTAGGCCAATCCAAGCGGTCCTGTTCTAAGCGACGATACCACCCATTCCGCTCCCCACACACCATCCAGCAATCAAACGCGATCCTAGGGCCATTTCCGCTCCAGCAATCCACATCCTCCATCCTCCATCCAACCCGATACTTCGCAATCAGTGGGAGGGTTTCGAAAAACCGCAGCCGCAGCGGGGGGCGTCAGTCCCCCAGAGCGTCGCGGCGTTTGCGGTTTTTAACTCCCTTATTAGAGGGAGTGTAAGTCTCCCTCTAAGGGAGAGTAGCAGGGGGGATGCTAACTTTGTGGGGTGGGATGCAAAATCAACATTCCTTTACATTGACGCGGAAGCCTACACGATGCATTCTGTTCTTGCTATGAGTTATCTCGACAATGGTTCCACGCTTCGGTCGATGTTCCGACTGATGTCCCCGCAACGCCACGATGCCGACCCGGACAAGTCCGAGGTACTGGCCTACATCCGAAAGAATCTTGCCTGTGAGTTGGGTCGGTCGATCCGGGCTTTCAATTCCATGAGGAACAAGAAGTCCCAGGTCATAGTTTATGACATGGTTCATAGGCAGTGGCGTGGTTGTGACTGGGTTCCGCCGGAGGATGAGGATCGGGTGTCGTTGCTCTTGAGGATGGTCAATGACCTGAAGCGTGATGTTGCGTATCTGAAGACCTCGGTGAAGAAGCATGAACGACTCATTGGCCAACTCGAAAGGAAGCGTTCGAGCAAGCGCGGTGGGGATGAGGAGCCTGAGCCAGAGCCTGAACCCGCCATTGATCCCGAGGTCATGGAGGCAGAGAAAAGGGCCTCCGAATGCCGCAAGGCTATGCAGAAGGCCCGTGAAACGATTGAGGATGATGAATGGTTTAAGGCTATGCGCGACGCCTTGGCTGAGGGCGATAAGGCTTCTCCTTCTTCAGCTCCGCTCCCGTGAACGCTAGGGGGTTGGACTCTTCCCACTGGATGCCGGTGGCTGAGTGTTGAAGATTGAGAATGGGAGACGGGAGTCCAATCCTCCCTCCCCGCTTGCAGAAGGCGAGCTGAAACCTTCTAGGCTTGAATTGGCCTACTTCATGGAGAACCGCTATCTCCCGCGCCCAGTTGGCGAGTTCGGAGGAGCCGAAGCCTGAGTGGGCGAGTTCCATAGTGGTGAGTGGTTCTCCGTTCTCCTTGCGCTGAGGCTTGGAGACATGGTGCATCCAGATCCATGCGACCTTGGTCTCGTGGAGGATGGGCTGGAGCTTGTTGCGAAGGAATACGCTGACCTCGGACTGATCGCTGAGGTCTCCGCCGAAGTAGGAGAACAATGGATCGGCCACTATGAGATCCAGCTTTGACTTGTGAATGAACCGGCGGGCGTAGGCTAAGAATTGTTCCCCGGTGCGGATGGTCTCGGTGCGGAACTCCAAGTTCTTCTGGAGCTGGTTCATCTGATCGAGACTGAATCTCTTATGCACCACCCCGCGGAATGCTTCGGCGAGGTCACCTTTGTCGTTCTCGGCCTGGATGACCCCAATCTTCAATGGCTTCACCGGCTTTATCCCGAAGAAGTCGAGGCCGAGGCACCAGCGGATGACGATCTGCATCATCAGGCTGGACTTCCCGATCCCGGTACCACCGCTGACGATCATGGAGGAACCGCGGGTGATCCATCGATTGCCGATCAGGTTATCCGGATCGTTGTCCGGATCGAAGTCCATTAGGTCTTTGACCGTGACGATGGTGGACTGATCCTCATCGGTCTCGCGGGCGGTAAGCCAATCCTCCCATGAGTTTGCGCCTAGGTTAGTGGCCAACAACTTCTGTTGCGATTCACCCCTCCATGCTCCGGGGAGCCGTGAGAACCGTGATGGGTTCTTGTTCTTCGGATCGATGCCGGGGATGGAGGAATAGATAAGATCCCGGCGGGCATCCCACTCCTTGCGGGATGGTGCGTCTACCCGGACCCAACCGTGGATGCTCTTGCCACCGGAATCGATGAGAACGCTGATGGGAAGACCGGAGTCGCGGAGGAGCTGTTCCTGCTCGGCCTTGGGCTTGTCATCGAACTCGACGAGAACATGGCGGTACGCGCTGACATCGTTGTCCGAACCGCTGTAGAGGTTGGGCTTGAACGGGTTGATGCGGACGTAGACTCCTTCGGCTCGGTCGGGTCGGAACAGGATGGAGTCGGGGGAATCGAATCGCTTAAGCCAATCCTCGACCGGCAGGAACGATCCAGAGGTCATTGGCTTACCGTCCTCGACCTGCTCGCAGATGCACACCACCTCGGTGGCGGCGAATGCGGATGAGAGGAACTTCTGGAACTCGGAAGCACCAGGTACGGATGTGGGAGTAGGCCGCTTGAAGGTTACACGCGAGAGGTCCATGCCCATGCTGGTGCTTTGGATCAAGTGGCCAGCGGGTTTGTCGTGGCTCCGGGAGGATGCTTCACGGAGTTTGTGGGCCAGATCCTTGTCGGACCATGGCGGCTGGCAGGATAGGTTCCATTCGGACAACAGGGTCATTGCGTCCCCGTATCCTAGCTGGAAGCCGTGTACAAGGCCCACGGCGGCGGTGTAGGTGGTTGAATGGCCGTTCTGTCCTGAGACGGCTGGCGGTACTTTGGCAAGCCAAAGAGCCGCTCGTTCGAGCGTTGTCATGTCGTTGATTCGTTGCTGAGTTGGACTGCGGAGGCTATGGCCTGCTTGTTATTACGAACTTGGAGTGGAATTCAGATTCGAGGCGAACGTATAGATTGTCGCCCCGGCGATATATGACTACTGGAGTTCGGAGTTCGGCCAAACGGTACTGAGCGCATCCGATGAGTTCGACGATGATTGCTGGGTTGGTTCGGTTGACGAACCAAGTTCTTGCATCTTCCATTTACGTTGTTCCTTTATTGGGTAAGCGATCCATCCGTTGGCAACTCCCCACGATATGATCCGTGGCGCATCTTCGATGAGCTTACGATTCTCCTCGGTGAGTATGGTTCGTTCTTCTTCGGTGATCTTGGACGGCTTCTTGTTGTTTTCCAACCGTGCTTCGTACCAAGGCTGCTCGTGTCGTGGAGTCTTCATGGGTGCGATAGTTTGGCCAACATACAGTTGCAATAGTTGCCTTTGGTTGCGGCGTTACACTTTGGGTGATGCACCGGATTGGAAACGATATGTGCTGTCAGATCCTTTGTGATGGTGACGAGTTCCAGGATTCGAGCTGACGCTTCGGCGCATAGAGCGTTGGCTGCTCCATCGACGGAGCAGATCTCGGTGGAGAGGATGTTGAGTGCGTTTACGATGTCGTGTGTTGAGGACTTGTGCATGGATCAGATTTGTTTGTGGATGATGATTCCGTTGCCCTTTGAATCGGTGAGTTCGACTGACCGAACGTCTTCCAGCTTGGCCAGTGTCTTCAGCATTTCGATGGGGTCATGGGCTTGTGCTACGCAGGTGAGGTGGATGTCTCCATCTCCGTGGATGACCTTGAGGTTGTCTTTGGTTCGATCCCTTAAAACGCGGATGGTCCGCCCCTCGGAGAGACGGACCACCTTGATCGATTCCACTAATGGAAACGAATGTCTGGTCATATTAACTTGTTGCAGTGCGGACAGGTTTTGATTTTACGGAATTCGATTGGCTGAATCCCGGCCCACGCACAGAGATCGTGGTAACTTCGCAGCCCGAAGTTCTTGTACTTGAACGGTCGAACGTCACCGGACTTGATCATTGTGATGAGTGTCACGGGGTTGTTGACCTTAAGCTGAGTCATCAGCTTGGTATTGCGAACGCTGAGTCCGTTGGTCCACAGGTTCTTGGATTCCTCCTGCCTATTGTGAGCTTTGAGGACCTGATGAACACGTTGCTTGGACATCTTGAGGGTATCCCCGATGACTTGGTAGGTGAGACCTTGCTTACGGAGTTCGGTGACCTTCTCGATTGATTCTGTTAGTTTCACTTTTGGTTTACGTTTCTTCTTCGTGGGTGCTGTGACTACCGGAGCGGGAGTTGGATTGCTCGGTATCGTTTGTTCGCTTTGTGGCACTGCACGCACAGACCGGTCTGAACTGTGCAGCCGCAGCCCAAGCAAGCGGCTAACTCGTGACATAACTGTTTCCATCGTTGTAGTTCCTCTATCGTTTCTTTGTTTTGGTTTTGCTGTTCTTGCGAATGTACCATACGCATGAAATTGAGATCTTATATTTGGCCGACAATTCACGGAGCGTGTAGGTGTGATGCTCCTTGAGGATGGCGGTCTTGATCTCGTCCGGGATCGCCAGCCACCGCCTCTCGATCCGAGGGTTCGGATCTTTGAACGGCTTGACGACGCCCACCATCCGCTCCATTGCTTCCTTGGTCAATCCGAATCTTGCCAGTGTACTCATTTTTCAGTTGGTTGATTTCACGCTCCAGGTTTCGAGCGAAGTCGGGCCAGAGCGCGAGGCGATCTTTGAGCCAGAACTCGACGTA